GCAAGGGTTATTAGGTAGATACCCTTGTTTCGTTATTTCTACAATTTTCGCAGGTTCACGTATTTTTACTATTGCGGTCAAAGTTGGTCGGCGGTTATCTCACCGCTTTCAGTTGACACGTTGGTTAACTTATAGTCAAAGTATGACGAACAGGTTGACGTTTGAAGTATTTGATCGCGTTGAGAGAGTTACTGCCGTTACTTTAGGATTGGCTTATGATGTAGACCGGTATGATGGTGATAGACTTCGAGAGAGAGATGAAATTGCAATTGAGGCTTTTGCTTATTTTGAGTCTAAATTCACATTGAATTGTGGGCAATTGTATGATTGTGGAAAAGATCATAGTATACTAATGGCTGAAATGATGTTAGATTATAAGAAAATGGCTAATAGTATTACTATACCAGAAGTGTTCACAATTAAGAGATACCCAGCAGAAGGAAAGTTAGATATTGTGCCGTCTGGGATTTCAGATTTTTTTCGGTTTTGGGATGTTCAAATGATACGACGATTAATTGGAGTGAATCTTTCGATTGGTTATTTAGAAAAGCATGTTTTTAAGCGACATTTTTTGGGGAAGTATCAGGGTTTACCATGGCATGGAGCAGGTATGGATTCATTAGTTAACCTGTGTCTTAGATCACTGTCAGTTTATAATAAAATGTTTACTGGTGATCGCTATGGTCGTTTTGTTGTGCAATCAACTGAGAATTTGTATCCTCATAAACTTGTCCACTTAATGGAGAAGTTTGATAAACCAACTCGAGACCCGAAGGTTCCTACTCCTTATTTTTCGTCTATTTTGTTTAAAGGTTTACGTTCTATGTATAAGTATATGGGTGTAGAAAAGCATTTTCGTAGATTGTGGTGGGAATTTAGTCCGTTGGATGTAACTGAGATGCAATCAGTTAAACAAGCTGCCGCAGGTATTCGTCCTGGACAAGAACATCGAAGTAAAGTTGACGGAATTACTTATGTGGTTACGCCAAATGGTACGAAAGAAGATCAAGAATATGCAACGAAGAAGAAGATTTTGGAATACATGGAAGAATTTCGTAAAACCGGAAAATTTGATTTCGTAGATAAGGCATGTTGTATTTGTTTGAAGCAAGAGGTTTTTTTTAATGATTCAATAGATCCAAAGAAAAGAGCTGAATTTTATTTGAAGTGTCGTGAGTTTTTTATTATGAACTTTAGACAATATATGATTGCATATTTAGTGTTGAAAGACCGCCAGATGTTCGAACGAGGGAAGATGATTAAAGTAGGTCTTCGTTGGCTTTTTGGTGGTGCACATTATTTTGCTGATCAGTTGCAATATGCTGATCCAGATATGCGATACTTTGATGGAGATTTCAAGGCATTGGATACGACGTTGAATCGTGTGTTTTTAGAGTTATATGTTTCTCAAGCTGCTGTATATGTTGATAAAAGCTCTGTGGATTATCCTATGTTTTTGTATTTGTTACAGTTGGCAACTGAAAATTTAAGTGTTAAAGCAGTGCATATTTTTGCTAGAGTTTGGAAGTTAATCATTGGAGTTATGCCATCAGGAGCATTCGAAACATCTCATGGTAATTCGTGGATTGTGGGGTTATTATTTTTCACATATATTGAATCAATTAAAGTAAAATATCCATATAAGGCTCAATTGATTAATGATAAGATGAATGAAGGGAAAATACAGTTTCCTGTTTATGGAGATGATCATGTAATAGGTGTTCATAAATCGTTAAGTGATATTATTAATGAGGAAGGTTTTGCAAAATTTGTTAACGATTATTGTGATATGGAGATAAGTAAGATTAGATCAAATATTCCGTTCTGTAGTAGATTAGATGATTATGGAAATTTCTCTGAAGCGGGAGTAGTTTTTTTGAAGAAATATTTTGTTGAGAGGGATCGTTATGATTTTCCTAAATATTTACCTGAAATACTTCCTTGTAAGAAATTTGAAGATTGTCTTGTCAAGTTTGCTTATGGTAATAGGTCGCGTTTAACATTAGTTGACTATGCCTTAGCATGTATTGGAATGGCGTATGATAATATGGGAATTAATCCTTACGTACATGAGTTTTGTGAAAATTTGTTTCGTTATTGTGTGCAAGTGGC